AAACGCTCATCGACAGATTGGCTTGTATACGTTGTTGCTAAGGAATCATAATACGAGGCCGGTGAAAGTCCGGCCATTTTATTAGGTGATTTATGCCAGATTTTACACCCTCTAATCCTAGTGCATTATTTTCCGCTCGAAGCGTTGCCGCTGTGACTGCTTCTGATTCTACCGATCTAACTGGCTGTAGAGCTTTGTGGGTTGGCGGTACTGGAAACCTAGTTGTCAAAGGAGTGGACAATGCTTCAGCTGTTACAATCGTTATTCCTGCGGCTGGTGTGCTTATTCCGATTTTTGCTAGTCGTGTTATGGCAGCTACTACCGCAACGTCTATTGTGGCGTTCTACTAGTATGTTTATTGGAATCAATGGCATATCAATTTGTCGTCCTGGCAAGCAGGGTGCGTCATTTGATCCAAGTTCTTTAAGTCCTTTGGTGTGGCTTGAGGGAGATAAAAACGTAACTAATGACGGTAGTGGCAACTGTTCCGCTTGGGGAGATTTGTCTGGCAATTCACGCAATGCCGCTCAAGCTACTCTTGCTGATAGACCTCTTATTGTTGCAGCGGGTCAAAACGGTCTCAATATTCTTAGGTTTGATGGTAGCACTGATTTCTTACAAATACCGCTATTTACTGGACCATTTGCTTATCCCATTACGTGGTATGTAGCATTGAAGGTGCCTACGTTGTCGGTGGATTACGGGCCAATCATTGATACTTATCAGGGACTAGGTGGCAATGCTGGCTATACGTTTTATATTAAAAGCACGTACAAAAGTGCTGTATACGCTAAGACTGGTGCGCCACAGGTATCGTATGATGGGACTGGTGCTACAACGTATGTTGCCAATAACAAGTACACGTTAGCTTGGGTAGTTGGAAACAGCGCAACAAATCCCACGACCTCCTACACAAACAATGTTCAAGATGGTCAAATCAGTGGCACCTACACCTTAGACACAAATACTTTGGCTCAACCACTTTTGATTGGTAAAGGTTTTGGTACTGCTCGCCGCATGGCGATGGATCTTTATCATGTTTCTTGTTTTGCTGGCGCACATGATGCCACAACAAGAGGCACGATGCAGACATGGATACAAGGCAAATGGGGCATCTAAATGCGTAGATCCCAATATTTAATTTCTAGTGTATACATAATGGCATAGGCAATCTTTTATTAGGAGAATTATGCCGCAGATAGACTGGAATACGATTATGAATGGACAGTCACAGCAGAAAAAGCGTTTTGCTGGTGCCAACGTAAAGTTTTTTAACGCTTATAACGAGAACAAAGAAAAGTCATTGAAAGAGGGACGACCTATCTTTGATGAAATTCCCTCTATTTCTATTCAATGGCCCGGTGGTGACGAAACTGTGCGTCGCATAGAACCACAAGATATTCACGAATATCCAGAGCTATACAAAGCATTTTCTATTGGTAACGAACCAATTGAAAGCGGGACACCACTTGTAGAGTGGCCACCTATTAGTGGCTCTGCGGTGCGAGAACTTCAGTACATTGGATTCAAGACAGTCGAGCAGTTAGCAGAGGCAAATGATAGCCTTCGGTCAAAACTTGGCCCACTGTTCCGGTTTGTAAAGATGGCAAAAGATTGGTTGGATGCTGCAAACTCGTCACAAAATGACGTTGTTGGGCTGCGGCAATTACTTGAGCGAGAGCAGAAGCGTACTGCGAAACTTGAGCACCAACTGGAACTACTCATGCAGAGAGTTGAGGCCAATGAAGGCACTGATTTGCGTGGTGTAAGAAAGGAGGTGATCCGAGAATCTGAGGTCGAAGATGAGGCCGCTGATGAATCTGTTGAGGATGCACCAAAGCGTAGAGGTAGACCGAAAAAAGTATGAGTTTAGCAACAATTGTTCAAAACGTAGCAGACGAGTGCGGCTATACAGTCGAGTCAAACGTAGCTACTTCCTCTGAAACTACTACAAAACAATTGTTGGCGATTACGCAGCGTATTAACAGAGACATATTTGAGGCTTATCCTTGGCCTAAATGTTATGCGTCTGGAAGTATTACGTTAGTCGGAGGGCAAGCAAACTATGCGTTGCCCTCCGCTTTTTCTTGGTATCAATACGAAACGTTTTGGAATAGCTCTACACGTTTTCGCATTCTTGGCCCCATGAGTGAGCAGGAATATGGCGAGATTAGAGGATTCGGGCTTAACACCACGGTCTATCAAAGAATGCAAATCCGTGGCATTTCAAATACTGAACTACTTATTAGTCCGACTCCTGGAGCTAATAACAATGGTAACATTATTGTATTTGAGTATATCGCTGATAGAAGCGTTAAGCCGAAAACTTGGACTACCAGCACACTTTTCACAACCAATTCCTATTGTTTCTACAACGGCAACTATTACTTTACGACCGCTGGAGGAACCACAGGAGCTACGCCACCGACTCATACGACCGGATCAGTTTCAGATGGCGGTGTAACTTGGGATTACTATAACGGTGCTTACAGCACGTTTTTAGCAGATACGGATGTAAGCGTATTTAACGAGAAGTTAGTTGAGCAAGGAGTGCTTGAGCGCTTTGCTGAGATACATGGACTGACTACCATTCAACAGAAATTTCCGACGCAATTACATGAAGAGTACAGTCGAGATAACCCTGGCAAAATTATATATGCTGGTGGTCATACTCGTGCTGAACTTTTTGCTAGAAGTGGAACCGCTGTATTTGGGACGTGGATATAATGGCTATTGCAAGACCAACAACATTTCAAGGCGATCCAGAGCTGACCTATAAAGACCCGAATGCGTACATTGCCTACCTACGCACACAAGGGCTGCCACCACAACAGGTGTATCAAATGGTGACACAGCGATTTGGTATGCCAAAGACTCCAGAGGAGCAGGCCAGGGATAGGGCTTCTCAAGCTCAAACGGCTGGTCTTGCTCAAACTGGTGGAGCATTAGCAGGAACAATTGGCGCTGGATATCTTACAAGTCAACTTCTAGGTAGTGGCACAAGTGCCATTGCGCCAACTGTGTTGGGCACTACTGGTGCTGGAGCAACCGGTGCTGGAACTGTAGCAACACCGACCTTAGTAAGTGCAACTACTACTGGCGCACCCGCCTCCGGCGCTGGAGCTGTTGGCGGGATAGCCTTACCTGTGGCAGCTGCGGCAATAACTCTTAATAATGCTTGGGAAACTGGCATGAAAGATATCCTTCGTGGTCGTGGGACACGTGAGGACTATTTGAATCAAGCCGCAAACATTAGTCCTGTTGGTAGAATTGCGAATATTGGACTGCGTTTAGCTGGCAAACGGTCTATTGGACAGATGATGACCACTGGCAAGTCAGATGCGCAACTGATGCGTGATGATTTCCGTGGAGTGCTAAAAGAAACAGGCGTTGCTGATAAAAATTACCAAGTTAGTCTTGCCGATGGCTCAAAGTTTAACATCGGACTTGATGGCAAAACTCGTTACACAAACGTCGGCGAAAACATTGATGGAAAAACAACACGACAAGCGTGGGATGTTGATTTCAGCAATCCACTTGCCAAGTTTGCTACGGATCAAATCGACCCAATGATCCGCAACATTTACGCAGAAGCGCCAAAAAGTGTTAAGCCCGAACAGTACACGGGAATGCTTGTAAACGCTGCTACGTCAAATGCCAAATCAGAGCAAGACGTATTGAACAACATACAAGCTATGCTTGGTAAATCCACTTTTGCTAAGCAGGCTGGCGTTGGCGTACAGGGTCCAATAGCGCCAGTACAACGGCCACCAAAGGGACAAGTAGTCCGAGTCTCGCCTGGCATGTACATGAATGATAAAGGACGTGTGGGGCCAGCTAAGACGGTTAGAGAGTCACTAAGTGCAAATTACAAAGCAGGGAAAGGAAAGTAATATGGCTAAAGGCGCAATGACAAAAAGTCCTAAAACTGGTGGCAGAGTGTATGCCGGTGGTTCTCCAAACTTTGATGAGCGTACTGGAAAATATACGTCACCACCACCATCGGCTATGCGTGTAAGCCCTGGTGTTTATCGTGCTCCATCGGGTCAGCTTGTACGCAGTTTGCAACAGCCAATGTCGCAACCTTCACAACGTCCTTCTGCAACTTTGCCGCAAGCAAGACCACAGATGGCGCCACCTTTGACACAAACTCAAGTTGGACAAATACCACCTGGATTTGAAAACTCTATGCGTGATGCAATGGCTGGGGCAGCTCAAGGTGCTTTTATGCCAAAAGGTCCGGCATCTTTGGATATGCAAAAGCCTTGGATGTATCAGAATCCAATTAACATTCGTGCGCCGTATCAAAATCAAAGTATGCCTCAACAGCAACAACTTGATTTAAGTCAAATATCAAATATGTCTGGCGAGCAGATCCAGCAGTACATAAATCAATTGCAACAAGCGCAGCAAGCACAGCAGATGCAACCAGCACCGCA